TCTCCAAATTTTAGGTATAAAAAAAGCCGTTATTAAACGGCTTGTAGTGCGGTTATCTTAGCCGAAAGGGGCGGTGGTGTCAATACTAGATAAAACAAAGGGGAGCCTTTTAGCTCCCCACTTCACGATTAAGTTAGCTTGTTATCGCTTTGCTTAATCGACCAAACATTTTTCAGCTTGGTTTTACAAGCCCCTTTCGGGTTCATTATTAATTTAACTTAACTTTAAGGCTTTAGCAACTGCTTTTTTGATATTTGTAAAATCTTCATCACTGATCACTGGCACGACATATTCACGTTTTTTTAGCTTATAACGATCTAATCTTGACAATGATACTGTATAAACCATATCGCACTTAGCCCAACATTGGATATTGCTTTTATCAGGTAACGGGTTATTAGGCATTGGGTAGTGATAGGGTTCTAATGGCTCAGGTTTGGTAGTACTTAATGGCACAATGGTAACCAATTCGCTATTTTTCTTGTGCTTTGATATAACGACAACAGGGCGAGTTTTTACCATTTCAGGGGCAATAAACCCTGAGAAATCGCACATTACAACGGCTTTTTCTTTAGGTTGATATTTCAATGCCATTTTTAAAATCCTTGTAATAAAAAAGCCGTAAAATACGGCTTGAAGTGCGGTTATCTTAATCCGATAGTTGCGGTGGTGTCAATGCCCTTTTAACGAGGGGCAAGCTCGCCTCTTGTATGCGACTACATCGAGGAGTAAACTGTTCTCTGCGACTACAATTTAATCAAGGAGAACCTTATGAAAAACTATCTAATTTCTTACGACTTATATAAATCGGGTCAAAATTATGATGGGTTGATTAGTTATATCAAAAGCTATTCCGTATGGGCTAAAATTCATCAATCTGTTTGGTACATCAAATCAAATAAATCCTCAGAGCAAATCAGAGATGAGCTTTTGCATTATATTGATCGCAACGATAGCGTGTTTGTCGCAGAGATGAATAATGCAGCTTGGCAAAACTTGCTAAACGGCAATAGTGAATATATCCGTCAAAATTGGGCTAGGTAGCACTGCCTTTTCTATAATCGTAGATATGATCAAATTCTGCATCTAACTTCGAATTTTCTAACTGCTTGATAATTTGAACAGCTAGAATTTCTGCACGTTTGTTGTTTGAGTCAAATTTCACTTTGCGAGTTAAGGTTTCCTGGTCGTCGATTTTGAGTGAAAAGTTAAATTCGATTTTCATTTTATTACCCTCTGTCTTTTTCTAGTTCATTTGCCAATACTGGAGAGGTTCGAACTATCAACCTAGTTAAATATGCTTTATTAAAGGCGACTAGGGTGGGACTCGAACCCACATACTCGGGAATTTAAAATTCCTTAGCGTATCCTCTTGCTTACCCAGTCGTTATTATTTAACGCTTGGCTTTTTTACCTTGCCCAAGCTACAAGGCTTATGGTCACCACAACACATAAGGAATTGATTTTATTTTGTGCTAGCTGTATATTTTTAATACCACAACACAAAATAAGGATTAAGTTATGAAGAAATCAACAGCTGACTTTTTAGCTTATGAATTTGCAAAGGCTCATTATGATAAAGCTGGGTTAAACTTTCATAAAAGTAACGCAAAAGCCATCGGTGAGTTTATTGCCGCACTATCATCTGAATTTCAAGAAAAGCTCGATGATTTTGATAGCGACACCGTAGAAAAATTTAAGAATTTATCAAAATAAACGCTTTCTTAAGTTCTTCTGCAAAATTTAAAACATCACCTCTATCGCATTTTGCGTGATGTAAGATGGTTTCCCAGATTTGTTCTTTAACTTCTTTGGGTAGTTTGTTTTTATTTTCTTCAGCTTCAATAACAGTAATTACTACTTTCATATTTATATCCTTTTATCTGATTAATTCTCTACAACCTAATCTACGTTTCTGTACAGCTCTTACTGTATTAACGCCAGATTTGCCTTTATTGCAGTTGTAATTAGCAATATCGCTTAATTTCTTAGCCTTAACTGGAACATCAATCAAAGCTGCATTAATGCGATTAGATTGCTTTTTACTGCATAATTGCTTTTGTCTTTCTCTAAGACGTTTTGCTTGTTTTAGCATTTTTGATACTTTCATATCGTTTGCTCCTTTCTCTCTCATTTGAAAGCACACTTACTTGTTTGAATGCGCTTTTAAATAAGTCTTGATTTACTTCGCCAAGCGTGGAGGTCTTAATCAAGTAACCTTAATCCACTTAACCAAATTGTGTCGCAATCACAGACTACTTAATCAATAAGGCTATATTTGATTAACTTGTGATATATAGATTTTTAAAGAGCAGTGAGATGTGTATCTCGTTTTGATGTGGTTATTAAATCAAATATTTATACAAATGTAAATATATAGTTTAATAAATAAATATTAAATTTATTTCATTTATAAATATATAGTTGATTTTAAAAGAAAAATATTTTTTAAATTTTTTGATTAATTGCTGAATTTGTGAGGTATGTCACAGAAAAAGAGGGGGGGGTAGTGCTTCAAAAACAAAGCACAAAAGGGTTAGTGAATCAAAAATTGGGCAATTTGATTAGCTAATGAATTTAGGGTAAAGAAAAACCGCCACAGCGGGCGGTTTCTTATTTTTTTGTGTGTTGTTGTATCAGTATATCTAATTTATCATCAATAGAATCAACTTTGCTTTCAATATTATCAAGTCTTAATTCTACTTTTGTTAATCGAATATCAATACCATGAATTTTATTTTCAATCTGCTGAAATCGTTGATCTACTTGCTGAAATCGTTGATCTACTTGCTGAAATCGTTGATCTACTTGTGTGAATTTTTCATCTATTTTTACAAAACGGGATTCTAATTTACCGTCTATGTTAGAGTAAACGGACCACAACGCTACGCCAGCGGTAACAATCAAACTAATCAATGCGGCACCGCCAGCTCTATAAAATGTCCCTTTAGTTAAATAGTTTGACTTAATAACACTAACATCTAATTCAACGGCTCGTAAACGTTGTTCTAAACTCACTTTCTCAATCTCCTGATTGTTTATTTGTGAGTTATTATGATCCCCACCTGATATTTTTGCAATAGCGGATAATATCACCATATCTTTTGGGTCAAGAATTATTTGTGGTTTCTTTTCCATTTTCCTCAACCCATTTTAAAATACGTTCTCTATCGAAAAATAGTATATTATTACAACAAGAACACGTCACAATAATCACAGATCTTGCTTTTTGATCTAATCTATATTTCATGCCTTCTCTTTCATCAAAGTGTAATGAATGGTATTCTGGAGCAGCAAACTTCACTACTTCATCAGGCAGTGGTTCGATTCTATATGGAATTGTGGGAACGCCAATTATTTTCTCTCCGCATAATTCAGTAAATGTATCGTATCCTTCATGTAAATAATGCTCTTGGCAACTACAAATAGGACAAGTTAAGCTTTTCCCAGTTTGTTCTAAAATAAAAGACACAAATTGCTCAGGTTTAATACGTTTATTATTCATTTATATCCCTTAAAACCAACTAATCACAAAGCACAGACCACCAGAAGACTTTGCTATCAACCGCCGCGCCAGACTTGACGACCAATAATTTTTAACTCACCCAATTGCTCTTCACCTACTTCAATAGGCTTATATTCAGGATTAAAACTAAGCAGTGTGATTTTGTCGCCATTGCGTACAACTTGTTTGATATAGAAATTGTTTTTATACGTTAAAGCGTAGATCTCACCATCAACAATATCTGTATCGTGAATATTCACAATCACAGTGTCCCAATCTTTTAAAACTGGATACATACTATGCCCACGAACAAACATCGCTTTACAGCTTTCTGGTGTTAAATTTTTTTGTTTAAACCAAGCTTGTCTAAATAATAAAGGCTCATCAGATTTTCTTGGTATCCATTCCACAATGCATCCCTTTCCAGTGCCAGCGGATAGTTTTACATCATATAAATCAATCTCAATATGCGAATCGCTGTAATCTTTATCTTCTATTACTGCAACCTCATTTTTATCAAGAATGTCTTCGCTACCTAATAACCAATTCACTGAATAGCCGTATTTTTCGCAAATCAATCTAGCTGAATCAATACCTATCTTCCCATTTTTAAACCAATTATTTACAGCTTGGGGAGTTTTGTTTGATACTCTGGCTAACTCCGCCTTACTTACTCCAGACTCATCTAATATTTGCTGTAATCGCTCAACGACAAGTTTATCTCTGTTATCCATATAATCCTCCATTATTGAAGTGTAAATAAAATATTTACTTTTGCAATAAACTCAATATTTACATATATAAATTTATGATTTATTATTAATGCCAGATTCAATCAACTAAATATTGAGGTATTTATGACACCTATTGAAAAGGCAATTCAGGCTGTTGGCTCTCAAGCCAAATTAGCTCAGGCAGTAGGAAAGACATCTCAATTTATTTATCGAATGAAAAGAGCTGGGGGAAAAATTTCTACTCAAGACGTTTCAGCCGACAAATGGAAAGAGGTCACTGGTCTCCCTAAAAGCGAGTTATTCCCTGAATTTCAGGATTAACTTACCAACTAACTAAAAAACAATCTTCAAGAAAAAAGGAAAAAATTTAATGAATAGCAAAGAGATACAGAGATTGTTACATCGAGACTGTAAGAACAGCTCAGGCGGAATTACTTCTCTCGCTTACACGTTAGAGAAGTCGCCAAACATTTTAGGCAACAAACTCAACGTGGATTGCGAACAGAATCAATTGAGCTTTATCGAAGCGATTGAATTAATCGCCACCGTTCAAAGCAAGAAAACTATTTCAGCTATTGCGGCACAAATTGATCACATTGTCGTACCAATGCCGAAATGTGCTGATTGTGGTCAAGATGTACTAGCAAGATTTTTAGATATTGCTGAATCAAGCGGAAGAATTGGCAAGGAGATTAAAAGTGCGGTGAGTTCTGATTCAGAGCTTGGACGTAATTTATCTCAACGTGAGAAACAAAGAATCTTAGCAGAAGTGGAGCAGTTAATTGAGCAAGCTATCTGTTTGAAGATGGAATTAGGGCAATAAAAAACCACTGTTGGAGCAGTGGTATTTAGGAAATATAAACCAAGGTGATTTATGAATCAATTATTAAATATTCAAAACGAAAAGTCAATTATCACGATGAGCAGTCGTGAGATTGCTTCTTTAATCAATAAAAATCACAGCGACCTATGCCGTTCAATCGAAAGATTAATGGCAAAAGGGGTTATTAAGGGGTATCAGCCAATGGCTTACACCCATCCACAGAACGGACAGACTTACTACGAATACCATCTCGAGAAAAGAGATTGCCTTATCGTCGTCGCTCAAAACTGCCCTGAATTTACCGCCGCAATAGTTGACCGCTGGCAAGAGTTGGAAAATCAACAAAAATCAACCGCACTTTCTCGAAAAGAATTAGCGTTAATGGTTCTTCAAGCTGAGGAAGAAAACGAGCGTTTACAATTAGAGAACGCTGAATTAAAACCAAAAGCTGCTTTTGTCGATCACTACGTGGAAGTTGGCACTAGTAAATCACTTCGTGAAGTCGCGAAGATTCTAAAAATGCCAGAAAGAGCAATGATAGACCGCCTTATTCAAGATCGCCTTTTATATCGCCAATCAGGCGCGTTACTGCCATATCAAACCGCTCACTCACGTGATTTATTTACCGTAAAAACAGGCACAGCAGAACGCGGTCACAATTACACACAAACCCGTGTAACAAGCAAAGGGATTGAATATATCGCGTCACGTTACGCTTCGGAGTTGATGTTATGAGTCGATTTATTCCCAATTCTTTTCAAGTACCCAACGCTATTATTGATGAAATGATGGCGGAATTGAGCGGTTCAGAATTTAAAAGTCTATTGCTTTATTTTCGTTATGCTGAACTTGGCACAGAACCACCAAGAGAGGTGATTTTTAAACATGGGTTGCAAGACCGCTATCACAGAACGATTCAAGCATTGAAAGCGAGGGGTTGGCTATGAGCATGCGATTAATGGCTCAAGCAATGAGCATAAAAGTTGGAAATCCATTGCGTAAATTGGTGTTAATCAAACTTGCCGATAATGCAAATGATGATGGTGTTTGTTTTCCCTCATATCAATATATTGCTGACGTATGTGAAATTTCAAAAGCCAGCGCAAGAAACCATATTGATGCTTTGATTGAGATGGGATTAGTTTCTAAGAAGGCTAGAAAAAATAAAGATGGTTCAAGCTCAAATTTGTACTTTCTACACCTTGATAAGGGTATGCCAGCAGATAGCACAGGTATGCCAGCAGATAGCACAGGGGGTATGCTAAGAGATAGCACCATAACCAGTCACTCTTTAGAACCAGTCAATGAATCAAATACCCCCTTACCCCCTAAAGTGGAAAATTCAGATGAGCTTGAAAATGCGTTTGATGTTTTCTGGAAAGTTTACAAAATCAAGGTGAATAAATCTGGTGCATTGAAAAGCTTCAAGTCTGCTTACAAGAAATATTCTCAAAAAACGCAAAAATCCGCTCCTCAAGAGTTTGCAGAAAT